AACCCGCAAATAAATTTTTAAATCTGTTAAACATTTTTGACCCCTTATGAGTGAACCATGCTCAGGTGTTACGGCGAAATAACAATTATTTTTAACGATTACCTGAGCATTATCCACGGCGTAAACAATCAACAGTACATAAAGGGTCATCACTTTAACTTTACTATAAATTGCTTACGAACTTTACCTTAAAACTTTACGCCCGTTACTTCTTCTTTTTCTTCTGTGGGAGTAACATCAACCATAGAGTCAGAACTATTAGATTGTTCTTCATCATGGTCAGCAGCTACGCCAACATCTCCCTCTTGGAAAGATTTAGCAAAGCTGATGCACTGTTCTAAGGTTTCTTTTTTCTTAACCATACCTTCTCTCTCTATAACCCATCCATGTACGGGATTACCGCCAGATGACTCTAAAGTAGAAGTTAGATTATAAACGAAGCTGTAGCTTGGTGGATTTTGAATAACTCTTTCTCCAACTTTTAAAATGGCTGTCTTTTGCATATACAACCACATTCTACTTTTCTTCATTTGCGAAACTTTCATCGTAATCATTGCTTTAGATAAAGGTAGATCATCTTCATCTAGTACAACAACTAAATGATTTGCTACTTCATCAACATAATTACCATTTGATAAATAATTCAAATTATCATTCGGATCTCTTTTAGTCTTTGACATGATATCCGACGTAGCTGGATGAACGTTGACAGGTGCTTTACTTGTACCTTGCCCTCGTTTTTCCCACTCTACATAATTTCTATAAAACTCACATGGAATTACACGTATACCTGTGTCTCCATCAAAAGTTTCTTTGTTTGCTTTATTAATAATATTTCCTGGTCTATTATTTTTTACAGTTTTATCACTTACTTCTGGCGACATTGGTTGTAAAATTTGAAACCTAGGAATTAATATATCTTGTGTGGTAACATTACTTAATCCGTCACCTAAATTTTGCACTATAAGATCTAGTGCATCGTCATTTATTGCTACCTCTGTTTTCTTTTTTGTAGCTACTTCGTTTTTAGCCATACGACCCCCTATTTATTTTTTATTTTTACGTTGTGATAACGAAAAATTCCAAACAGTTCTTCAGGAAAAGTTTTACCATCTCTTGCATACTGTTCGATTGTCTCTCTGCACCATGCATCAAGAGTATTCCAAGCTACGCCTTGCTTCTCTTGCGGAAGAAGACCTTTACTAATTAAAAATTCACGAAACTTTTCTGCATCTTCATCTTGGCCTTTACCAAATTGCATTTTTATTTCGTTCTTAATTAGATCACCAGCGCCCAGTGACCGTATGAATTCATATGCTTTATGTGTATTTTCTCTTTTTATATTTGCTCTTAACTTTTCATCGTATTCAACAAGGCTACCATCAGTTAATTTTAAAGACGTTAAATTTTTTTCTTTTAAGTATGTGCCAATTGTTGCGCTTAAATTTTGTATTTCTTGCGTTGCTTCTTCAGCAGCTTTTTCATGTAATTGTTTTTGTTCTTTTGTTTCTACTAATTTTTTACAAAGAGCCCCAATGTCTGATAAGCCTTCTCCGTCGAGTTCTTTTAATTTTTGATCAACAGCCTGTGTCGAAAGTGTGTCGAATATAGAATCTAAATCTTTGGGCATCGTAACTCCTTATGTTAATCGTTGCAGCTAACAACTTATAACTCCTTTACATGAAACTATATTACCTTGTCAACAAAAGAAAAAGGCTAGACTCTCGGGAGGAAAATCTAGCCTAATTTCTTTAGCCTTGATCTGGGACGAAAGGAGTTACGTAAATAACAGTACCAAATCAATTTTACATTTAGTTGTTTTTTCTGCATTTTACAACTATAAAGGGCAAATGGAGTTACAATATCGTTTCAGAACGAAACCTTTTGTACATCAGAAAAAAGCATTAGAAGAGTCATGGAGCCGTGACAGTTTTGCTTATTTTATGGAGATGGGCACAGGCAAATCAAAGGTTTTAATAGATAATATTTGTTTATTATTTTTAACAAATAAAATTAAAGGCGCATTAGTTGTTGCACCAAAAGGTGTTTATCGTAATTGGAAAGTAGAACAATTGCCAGCACATATGTCACCACTTATTGAAAATTATGATGTGTATGATTGGAATCCTGTGGATACAATTAAAGAAAAAAAGAGACGTAATGATTTTTTATACAAGGAGAGTAATAAATTTAAAATTTTTTTAATGAACGTTGAAGCCTTCTCAAGTGTTAAAGGAAAAAAGATTGCTGATAAATTTTTACAGTTGTATCCATCGATGTTTGCGATTGATGAGTCAACGACAATTAAAAATCCTAAAGCTGCTAGAACTAAAAGTATAATGAAACTTGGTACACTAGCAAGGTATCGTCGGATCTTGACTGGTTCGCCCGTGACCCGCAGTCCGTTGGATTTATTTTCTCAATGTTATTTCCTGGACCCAAAACATTTACAACAACCAAGTTACTGGTCATTTAAAAATAAATATTGTGTGATGGAAACAGGTTATGCAGCAGACTATACTTTTCAAAAAGTTCTTGGTTATCAACGTTTAAGTGATCTAACTGGCTTGTTAAATAATTTTTCTTTTCGTGTAAAAAAAGATGAGTGTTTAGATCTTCCTCCAAAAACATTTGTTACCAGAGAAGTGCAAATGAATAAAAAACAAGAAGATGCATATCTACAAATGCAAGCATTACAAATTGCTAGACTAGACTCAGGAGAAGAAACAACGGCTGTTGCAAAACTTACAATGATGTTACGCCTACATCAAATCGCTTGTGGTTTTCTAGTTACAGATGACGACGGCATTATAGATCTTCATGATGAAAAAGGAATGATCCCAAGATTAGAGACGTTAATGGATTGTTTAGATGAGATTGATGGTAAAGTTATTATCTGGGCAAACTATCGTCACAACATTGAACACATAGTAAAAGCAATTACAAAAAAGTATGACAATCATTCTATTGTAGAATCTTTTTATGGTGGCACAAAAGATAAAGAGAGAGTTGATATAATAGAAAAATTTAAAGATCCTAAGTCTGAGCTGCAGTATCTTGTGGCCAATCCAAAGACAGGTGGGTATGGATTAAATTTAACTGTGTCAAAAACAATTATTTATTATTCTAATAATTATGATTTAGAAGTACGCATTCAATCGGAAGATCGTATTCATCGTTATGGCCAAGATCAAAAAACTTTGTATATAGATCTGCAATGTGTAGGCACAGTTGATGAGCATATCATCGCTAATTTGGTAGGAAAAGTCAAGATTTCCAACAAAGTTTTGAATGAACAATACCGTGAATGGATAAAAGTCTTAAAAAAATCTTGAATTAAAGTTATAAATAGTTATATGTAGTTATAGGGAGTTATTCCCGTCGAAAGGAGTTACGTATGACAATGTTACATGGAGTAATAGCTATCATATTAATAGCGGGAATAGTTCTCTACAAAAACACTTTGCTTTTTGCATTGTTGTTTGGTTTTTGGATCGTTTGGAGTAGGGGAGGTTTCGAATGGTTATTATAAGTTGGCAATCAGGAATAAATTCTATTCATCCAGGTCCAACGGTTGATTATCAGCCATTACCAATGACGGAAGAATTATTTTTAAATCGCCAACAAAATCTTATCAATGCGATGTTAGGTGCTGAAGATATTGAATTTAGAATAATTTATTTTCATAAACTACAGGAGCTCATGCGCCGTGTCCCGTGAACAAGATAAAATAAATCCGTCTTATTATAGAAAAAAAATTCAAGTAACTGATTTTATTATTGAATATGACATGGGTTTTTTAGAAGGGAATATTGTTAAGTATATTTCTAGATATAAATCAAAGAATGGCATTGAAGATTTAAAAAAAGCTAAATGGTATTTAAATAAATTAATTAAACAAAAGGAGAAAAATGAATAAATCAAACTCACCCTACTCAACGATTGCTGTAAGGCATGATGTGCATGCACGGCTAAAAAAATTAGCTAAAGCAAGGTATCAATCAATAACAAAGTATATTGAGCAATTAGTTGAGTACGAAGAAGAGAACGAAAATAAACGCGGTAAAAGGAAAGGTTTACCTAAATGAAGGAACACATAAAAAATTATTTGTTTTGGATGTGGTTTAGTATTGTGCGTATTTATTTTGATAAAGTTTTACAAAAACCACAACGCACAGTTATCTTTATAATTAAGTACGCACCAAGAAAGTTACGGGACCGAACATTGAATAGATTATTTTATTCTAACCCAGCAGCTTTTAAAATTTTTTCAGAGCTAGTAGAGGCAGTCGATGAGTAGTTTTATTTATTTCGGATGGTTAGTTGGAGTATTTGTTTTAGGATATCTTTTAGCAGGATGGCGCATACGACGAATATATGAAGCTCGCCTGGAAGAGGAATATAATAAAGGTGTACGTGATGGAGATCTAGAGTGGCAAGCAAGAAAAACAAGAATATAGAAAAATGTTTACGTGCTGCACTAGAGAAGATTAGTAAAAAAGCCGTACGGGAACCCCGTACTGCGCGCGAAGTCGCCGATCGATTGTTATGGGAACGATTGAGAATAATAGTTTGGAGGAGATATGAAACAGGAACTGATCAAGAAACCGTGTCCCGTGTGCAAGGGTAATGGGTATATACGTCTTACGTTCGAAACAGAAGAGGCCACGCAAGAATGTAAAACGTGCAATAGCCAAGGAGAGATTTGGGCTAGACGCCCTCCAGGATGTGTGGGTAAAGCCATTAAGAAAGAGGGCCAAATTCATTGATCCGTGTCCCGTGGTTAGTTGGCAAAAAGGAAAACCTATACCTTTTTAAAAGTTTAGTATAAAATTATAGTTGTAGACGGAGTTTTTAATCTTTTTCGCTTCGTCTACACCTCGTTATAAGTTATTGTGTACTTGTAACTTTTCAGGTATACAATTAAGACTGTTATATGGCTGAACCGATATGGTGGCTAAGGAGCAGTTTATGAGTGATGATATTTTACTAGAAGCGCAAGCTAATGTCATTGATCACTTATTGGAGGGGTTAGCACCTAATGATTTTTCCTCCAGGTGCACCCTCCTAATTAATGAGTTTAAATTCATTAATCATGAAGCAGCTTCTAAATACATTAATAAAAAATTAAAGGAGAGACATGGTAATAACGTCCTCACATTTACCCCAAACTCCAATTAAAGAAGTTTTTTTGTGCCCCAAATGCAGTAAAGTTCATGTAATATTTTGGGGAGATGAACCAAAAAGAATTTATAGTCAATTAGAGTGGTCCTATATTGTTGGTCAAGGGGTTAAAGCATTAAATAAGATAAAAGATATATTACCTATATCTGATGATCCAAAAGTATTTTAAAGTTCTCTCTATATAAGTAATTATTTTGAAAAAAATATTTTTTTACTTTTTGCTCAAATATGAGGTAACACAGGTAACATTTGGCTACAACACGCAGAAAACAAAGAAAAAAGTGTTACTTATTGTGTTACCTGAGAGACAATTCTTCAGGTAACAGGTAACATTTCAAACCTTGCTGGTACCGCGCGCGAGAGGAAAAAGGTAAAAATTTCAATTTTGATAAAAATGCTGTATAAGGGGTAAACTATGAAAAAATCAAATATTGTTGAAATAACTCCTCAACAAAGAAAATTTTGTGAGTTAATTATTTTGTATGATGGCGAATGGACGGCAACTCAATGTGCTATTGAGGCGGGTTATTCTGAAAAGTCTGCTAGAGTTATTGCTAGTCAATTACAAAACAGAGAAAGATATCCAAAAGTATATGATTATTTGTTGGAGTTAAGAGAAGAGCAACATAAAAAATATCATGTCAACTATAATCGTCACATGAGGAGGCTTGCAAGTTTATCTAAATCAGCAGAAGAAAAAGGCAATTATACGGCAGCCGTAAGTGCTGAAGTTTCAAGAGGAAAAGCAGCAGGTTTGTATGTTGATAGAAAAGAAATTTTGACTGGATCAATTGATAGTATGCCTAAAGCAGAGGTTGAAAGAAGACTTGCTGACCTGAAAAAAAGGTTTCCAAAGGTAGTAAATGTGCTTTCACGTGAAAAGAAAAAAGATAATGAAAGAGAAGAATATTTGGAAGACGATAAGACTTAACAGTAATATTGTTAAGTGGGATAGAGTTGAGTCCAAAACATCACCTGGAATTCCTGATTTACATGGATTTTTTAAAGATTCTGACACAGGATTTGGACATACCTTTTGGGTTGAATTAAAATTAACTAAGACTAACAAAGTTTTGCTCAGTTCTAAGCAAATTGCATGGCATCATCGCTATGAAAAGTATGGTGGTACGTCTTTTATCTGCGTTAAGGCCCTCTTACGAAGGGCACTGCTGATATATGTGGGAAAAAGGGCCACGGAGCTCGGGGAAAAAGGCTTGAAGCTCGCCCCAGATCTGGTTATGACCGAAACATGGTCCGAGGATCGCTTTGCGCAGCTTGTCAAAATACGCCAAAAATACGCCAAACCCTACGCCCCTATATAGATTACTCGCATGCACCAGGTGCCGCTGGTAGCTGCGGGAAGACTTTAAAATATGGCAGAAATCCGCCAAAAATTACCCTGAAGCTCACGCTTCACCTGGCTGGGCCCTGGAAGCACGGAAAAAATACGCTGACTTTTCGCCGTTTTCTGGGCTTCTATATAGATTCAGTCAGGCCGCCTGGAAGCCGCTGATCCTGCAGCTGGGGAAAAATAAATTTTTAATTGGTTGACTTATAATAAGTTATAACTATATTCTATTATAAAAAAGGGGTCGTTATGTTTACAGTAAAAGAAGCGTGGGCGCTGGTTGGGGGTTTGTCTAAGCCGTCCAAGATGCCGGGCCACGGTTATGGATTAAGCGCTAAAGATTGCAAGACAGGAAGCGTATTAAGAAAAATTGCGAACAGTGTTTGCTCTGCATGTTATGCGTTGAAAGGTCGTTATGTTTTCCCGAATGTATACGAGGCGCACCAGCGCCGATTAAAATCAATTGATAATAAATTATGGGTTGAGGCGATGGCTTCATTAATCAATTGGTATAAGAACAAATCAAAATATTTTAGATGGCACGATAGCGGGGATCTCCAGGGCGTGGCTCATTTAAAGAAAATTGTTGAAGTATGCAACAAAACACCCGAGGTGATGCACTGGCTGCCAACTCGCGAAGCTGGTTTCGTTAAAGAATATAAAAACAAATACGGTGAGTTTCCAAAAAATTTAGTTGTTAGGCTTTCCGCGTCGATGGTCAACGGCGTCCCGCATAAATCGCACGGTCACAGTTCCACGGTTGTCACCAGCGAAGACCTGGCGACGTCTCACCTATGCAAAGCATATAAACAAGGCAACGAATGCAAGACTTGCCGGGCGTGTTGGGATCCAAAACATCCTGATATAGCATACTTAAAACATTAGGGGGAATGATGTCAAAAAAATACGCTGACTTTTCGCCACGTCTGTGGCCTTACTATACATTACGCAAGCCGCCAGCGGCTAATTTCTCCGTTGTCAAGCCTAAAGAATCGGCAGAAAACAGCCATTTTTTACGAGCTTCTGAGCCTGAAGCATCACCTCCACCTGGGCTTCTGTGGAAAAATACACCAAAATCTCGCCGTTTTCTGGGGTTTCTTATAGATCCAGGGCACCCGGAACAGGATGCAGCTGAGTTGCCGCTATGATGTTTTTCTTTACCACCTTTATTATTTTGGTTGCTGTCGGTCGAAATCCTTTTGTTGCATTTCTTTTTGCTAGTTTGTTCGCACTATTCTTCGCAGTTCATGGGTTCTTGTCGTGAAAAATACATCAGTTGTTCGCCACTCGTTTGGTCTTTATATAGATCTAGAACACATCACCTGGGCTGACCTGGAATGATTAATTTTTTCCTGTCATTTTCCTGTCATCAGAATTTTTGGAGTTTAAATTATGTAAAAAAATAAATTATTATTTTCTTTACTTATAATTAATTATAAGTAGATTGGTATTTGTATTAATAGTTAATACTAGCCTTAAACGATTAAACTAAAGGAGTTACATCATGGCTAAAAAATTAAATGCGTTCGAAGTAAAACTACTTCTTGAATACAGACAGTATCAAGATATCAAAAACCTTGCAGATAAAAAGTGTAAGCAATTACAAAAGCAAGTGTATCAATTAATTGATGATAAGAACTTAACTGAAAAAGAAAATTTTATATTTACTCATAACAATAATGTTTTCTCAATTAGTGAAGTGAATAGATCATTAACTGATATGAAACAAGTAAGGGAAATTTTAACGCAGAAAAAGATAGAAATTCCCGTTAAGACTTCAAGTTACTATGCTATCAAGAATGTGACCAATTCTAAAGAGGTTGAGTTACAAATTGAAGAGCAACTAGGGAGGATAGCTAATGCCTAACGATTTAGTAACACAATTACAAAACCTAAGAAATTTAACTAATACTAACCGCTCAAATAGAGCGGTTAACAACAGAGAGAATTCGGAGGTCGCAGAGCCTTTAGTAAGTAACAATCAAGATGTAGATTGGCAATTGGTTGCTAGTTATCTTGATAGTGAAATGTTTTCTTTCATACTAAGGAATAGAGATAACCAAACAATAAAAGACTTTGGTATTCAACTCTCATCTAATCTAGCTAATAAGTTTGGCTTGACTAGATAACCTACAAAAATGGAGATGGTTTTTATACCATCTCCACACACTCTTCCACCAGCGTAACCAGCATCTCCAAAATAATCCTCGACTCACACGCCCCTACATCTAGTAGTTATTACATTTAGATATACACGATCTAGAGTCCCAACTCGATTTTGCCAGAAATAATCCCTTAAAACGACGCCACCCCCCTCTCCCCCCTATACATTGTGGGCATGCACGTAGCGTGTAAGTTTTACACAAACGATTATATGTGTTAAACATCACAGAAAAATGGATTACGATCAAATTACTTATTCTGAAGCTGAAGACTTAATTAAAAAATTAGAATTAAAAAAAGCTGAAATAGATACGTCAAAGCATTCAAGAGATGATTATCTATCTTTTGTACGTGCCGTATGGCCAGAATTTATTGCAGGGTATCACCATAAAAAAATTGCAGAAAAATTTAATTTAATCAAAGAGGGCAAGTTAAAACGCTTAATCGTTAATATGCCTCCACGTCATACCAAGTCAGAATTTGCTTCTTTTCTTTTTCCCGCATGGATGATGGGCCACAATCCGAAGTTAAAGATTATTCAAACTACGCACACAGCAGAATTATCTTATCGTTTTGGTCGTAAGGTACGTAACCTCATGGATTCAGAAGACTATAAAAATATTTTTCAAGATATAAAATTATCACAAGATTCGAAGGCCGCGGGCCGTTGGGAAACGAATAAAGGTGGTGAATATTTTGGCGCGGGTGTTGGTGGTGCAATCACGGGCCGTGGTGCGGATTTACTTATCATCGATGACCCACACTCCGAGCAAGATGCATTATCCTCTACCGCATTTGATAATGCGTACGAATGGTATACCTCTGGACCTCGTCAGCGTTTACAACCTGGTGGAGCCATTGTTATTGTTATGACTCGTTGGTCCGTTAAAGATCTGACAGGTAAATTGGTTAATGCACAAAAAGGAGTTAAAGCAGATCAATGGGATATTATTGAGTTTCCCGCAATCTTTCCTGAGACGGGTAATCCTATGTGGCCTGAGTATTGGAAAGAAGATGAATTACTTTCTGTCAAAGCATCTCTGTCAGAACAGAAGTGGCAAGCACAGTGGCAACAGCAGCCCACCAGTGAAGAAGGTTCCATTATCAAACGTGACTGGTGGAAGTTATATGAACATGAAGATCCACCACCCCTCCAACATATAATTCAAAGCTACGATACAGCCTATAGTAAAAAAGAAACAGCCGACTATTCGGCGATTACGACATGGGGAGTTTTCTATAGAGATGAAATGAGAGCACCTGCTTGTATTTTGTTAGACGCGAAACGCGGGCGGTGGGAGTTTCCTGAATTAAAAAGGAAAGCGGTCGAACAGTACAATTACTGGGAACCCGAGACCGTGATCATCGAAGCGAAAGCGTCAGGCCTTCCGCTAACGTACGAGTTACGTCAAACAGGAATTCCCGTTGTTAACTTTACACCGAGCAAAGGAAATGATAAACATTCAAGAGTAAACGCTGTAGCACCTCTATTTGAATCGGGACAAGTTTATTATCCTGACGAAAGGTGGGCGCAAGAGGTTATTGAGGAATGTGCTGCTTTTCCTTTTGGTGAACACGACGATTATGTTGACTCCACCACTCAAGCTCTGTTAAGATTCAGACAGGGAAATTTTATTACGCACCCAGAAGACTACGAGGATGAGCCAAGTATGTTGAAGATGCGAGAATATTATTAGGAGTTATTATGACAGCAAAAGTAAAACCAGAAGACTACGAAGTACCAATGACAAAAAGGGATGTAAACATAAGACTTAAAGAAAATTTAGATAAAGAGGGTAAAGGTGCTGCTGGTAAAACTTCTCAAGAAATGAAAAAAAAGACTAAGAAAATATTTAAAGATGGTAAGAAAACTGACTTCGGTATGTTATCAGTAAAAGCTGGTATTGATAAAAATCCAAAGCCAACACAAGCGGATAGAATTGCTGGTGCAACAATGAAAGACGGTTCGCGTACCAAGGTACGTGGTGTTAGAATTGCTAACAAAGGTTTTAGAAAAGCAAAGCTTAGTTAATGGATAAAAAGAAAAAATTTCAATCGGGCGCAGCTAGTGTTCTAGATGATCCAGATATATTGGATGTCATTCCTATGATAAGGAGACCTAATTTAATGGGCGATCCTACTAAACTAGGAGCCGCGGACCTCGGGCCGTTGTTAGCCATGATGGCAGCTGGAGCATATCCCGCTGTTAGCGCTTTGACCGAAGCAGAAGCAAGAGATAGAGGAATTATTATTCCGCCTGATGAACTCTCCGAAGAAGAGAAAAAAAGATTAGGTTTATATGGAGGCATGGTCGGTGGTGGTTTTGAGCAACTTTCAGAAAAGGATAGATTACCTAATACAACTGCTGGCGAGATTCCTAAAGTAGATACTGAACTTCCTCCTACAACTCAAGTACCCGAAGAAAAAATTGAGCCAGTCGGTGGTGGTTTTACGCAATTAACAGATGAAGAAAAAATCCCTACAATTTTGACAATGGCAGATCAAAAGAAAAAAGAGGATACATCCAAGGCACTTGTTCCGACTAAGATGATGGAGAGTTTGGCAGATCTACCTGATCCTATGGAAACATATCAAAGTGAAATTGCCCCACGTTTTTCTCAAACAGAAGATTACCTTAAATCAAATTACACGGCTGGTGAAAAAAAATTACTTAACGATTGGGTTAATGAATTATTTAATCCACAAAAAGGTTTAACATTAGAATTAAGAGATACAGGTCTTGCAGCTCAGTTAGAACAAATTAATCAAGCAGACCCAAAAAGAAAAGTTACAGCAAAAGAATTATTAGAATTAGTACAAGGAGCGGATAATCAATTAGCAGGTTTTGGTAATTATCAAATCATGGGAGGAGACCAAGAGCTCTTTCCTCAAACAGTACAAAATGCAATTAACGGAATTAATGAAATGGATGTTGTTATGCGTCCGGGTCAACTGTCAGATTTTGTAGATAGATATAAAAATTTAGTAACGGATAATTTAAAAAGTATACAAAATTCTACAGATAGAGATACAGCAGCAGATTCTTTAGCTAGAATACAAATACAAACACAAGAGTTATTAGCTGAAGAAGGAATTGATCCATCAATGCTAGAAAGAAATAGAGAGTATGCAAAGATACAAGATTACATTCGTCAAGTAGGGTCAACCTTACAAGGTACTGTATTCACGAATGAGCACATGAACATTGGTTTACCTGGTACTCGTGCAGAGGATTATTCTGTTATTACACATAATTTTAATCCTAAATTTGGACAAGAGAATAGAACAAGCGAACACAATACTTCACACCCTACAGCGGATAATACAATCGCATTTAGTAGAGGAAGAAAAATACAAAATTACGAAAATGGTGATCAAGGTAGTATTATTATGGAAATGCAATCTGACGTTCATCGTAACAAACCTGCAATTCAATATCCAACATCGTCAAATGATTTTACTTCTAGTAAAAATAATTATCCTTACGCAGGCGGAGCTCAATACTGGGTAAAACAAGTAATGAAAGATAGACTCACACAAGCCTTAATTGATGGTGATGATTTTTTAGGATGGGTTCCAGGTGAAGTTGTATCTCATTATGAAGGTGCAGACAAAGATAACTACAAAGGTTTCATTAATATTTATAATAATAAAACAAATGAATTTATAAAAAAATTAAATAAAGATATTACCAAAAGAGGTAAGGCACTTGGAATGAGTGATGAAGAAATTTCAATGGCAACACTTAAAGTAAGAAATGATGGCCAGTATAAATTTGATAGTGGAGGAGATGAATATTTTTCAAGAGTGAGACAAAACCAGTTTCCTGGAATGGAAAAATATGTAAGAACTGGTGAAAAAACAAGGAGTAGAGATGAATATCGTTATGAGGAAATTGAAAATACTTTGCAACTTATTAACATGCCTTATATTGACTTGAAAGCTAGAGAGGATTTTGATCCTAACCTTTTAAAGAAAATTGGCTTTCCTCAATTCAAAAAGGGTGGTAAAACAAAAACTTCAAAGGCAAATCCTTTGATTGACATCGAAATATTCTTTGAAAGCATATAATGGCTATAGATAAAAAAATTCAACCCACAGAAAATGATATTGTAATAGATCAGTATGCGAGTAGTCCTATTGACATTAGTGTTGAAGGACAACCGCAAGATAACATAGAAATGTTACAAGATGGATCAGCTATTGTTGGTCCACAGACACTTAACATGCAAGCAACTTTTGATTCTAATTTATCTGAGTTTGTTGATGAAGATGATTTAGAAAAAATGAGTTCAGACTTGATTGCTGATTACGAGACTGATAAAGAAACAAGAAAAGATTGGGAACAAGGTTACACACAAGGATTAGACCTTCTAGGATTTAAATACGAAGAGAGATCACAGCCCTTTCAAGGAGCAAGTGGTGTTACCCACCCAATGTTAGCTGAATCTGTTACACAGTTTCAAGCACAAGCATATAAAGAATTACTTCCAGCAGGCGGTCCAGTAAAATGTGACATTGTTGGAGCAGTAAATCCTCAAGTTGAAGAACAAAGTAAAAGAGTTCGAGACTATATGAATTATCAAATAACTTCTGTAATGGAAGAGTATGATCCTGATATGGATCAGATGTTATTCTTTTTAGCATTAGCTGGTTCTTCTTTTAAAAAAGTTTATTATGATGCAAACTTAGGAAGAGCAGTTGCAAAATTTATTCCTGTTGAAGATTTAGTTGTTCCTTATCATTCTACAGATCTAGAAACAGCTCCACGTATCACACATGTTTTAAAACAAAATAAAAATGAGGTAAGAAAAAGTCAAGTTAATGGTTTTTACCGAGATGTTGATCTTGAGTCTACAATACCAAACGAAAGTGCTATTCAAGAAAAATATAATTCTATTGAAGGAGTAAGCCCTAGTGATGTTCAGTATGATAACGAATGTACCTTACTTGAAATACATTGTGATTTAGACATACCAGGATTCGAAGATATCGGTTTGAATGGTGAGCCTACAGGCATTAAACTGCCTTACATAATTACAATCGATGAAGGATCAGGAAAAGTTTTATCAATCTACAGAAACTATAAACAAGAAGATCCTCAAAAAAAGAAGATACAATATTTCGTTCACTATCGTTTTCTTCCAGGTCTTGGCTTTTATGGTTTTGGTCTTATCCATATGTTGGGAGGTTTATCAAGATCGGCTACTTCCTCGTTACGTCAACTTATTGATGCGGGAACATTATCAAATTTACCAGCAGGATTTAAAGCAAGAGGTCTTCGAATTAGAGATGATGACAGTCCCCTACAACCTGGCGAATTCAGAGATGTAGATGCTCCGGGAGGAGATCTTAGAGCAAACTTCGTACCTCTTCCGTATAAAGAACCAAGTCAAACTTTATTTATGCTTCTTAGTTTTTGTGTAGATGCAGGTAAAAGATTTGCTGCTGTAGCAGACGCAAAAATTTCAGATTCAAACAATGCTAATCCAGTTGGAACAACAATGGCAATGATTGAACAAGGAACAAAAGTTATGAGCGCAATTCATAAAAGAATGCATTATGCTCAAAAAGTTGAATTTAGACTATTAGCTAGAGTATTTCAATTATATCTTCCACCAGAATATCCTTACAATGTTTCGGGCGGAGAGCGAACAATTAAGGTTCAAGACTTTGATGATAGAATTGATATTATTCCAGTATCTGATCCAAACATCTTTTCAATGTCACAAAGAATTCAATTGGCTCAAGCACAATTACAATTAGCACAATCAAACCCACAAATACATAATCCATACGAAGCATATAGAAGAATGTATCAGGCTCTTGGAGTACAAAATGTTGACGCTATTTTACCTCCACCTGCTAGACCACAACCAAAAGATCCAATTACAGAAAATGCAGAGCTACTTATGAAGAAAACTGCTCAATCTTTTGCAGATCAAGATCATGTTGCACACATCAATACGCACAGAGCTTTCATCTCTTCTGTGTTAGTTAGAACAATGCCTGATGTTATGGTTAATATTACCTCTCATATTCTTCAACATACTTCAATGTTAGCCACACAAAATGTTTTAGAGAAGAATAAAGAAAAAATTGATGCACTTACTCAACAGTTTAATGGTCAAATACCAGAACAAGTACAGTCTGCTGTCAATAAATTATTAAATGAACAAATTGCTCAAGTAGAAATGGAGCTTATGTCTCAAATGATTGCTGAAGAACAAGAGTATCTTGAAGGTGGAGGGGAAGATCCACTAGTAGAGCTTAAAAAAGAAGAAATAAACATAGAAAAACAAAGAGTTCAAGCTGATAATATGGCTAAAATGGCAAAAACAGAGCTTGATGTTGCAAAATTACAACAAAAAGCTGAAATAGACGAAGCTAAACTACAACAAACAGCGGAATTAGCTGCTAAACGTAATAATATTCAGATGCAAAAAATAAATAAAAGATAATTGTGAAAAATACTAATTTAAATGTAGATGAAATCGTTCATGATTTAACAAACTATGCTTTTGAAAATGATAGAAATCAAGAAGAGATGTTAATCGTCGCTTCTATGATGATGGTAACAGCAAAAATGATTTATTTACAAACATTAGGAAACAATGGTAATACTCTTTTTGAGAATGATAAAGAAATCATACTTGAACAACAAAAACCAACAGTACATTAAGGGGTCGTATGAAATTTAAAGATGCAAAAATGAAAGAAGTTACTCAAAAAAATCCTTTTCCAAATATGAAAGTTGGATCCGATGCAGCAATGACTTTCCCTGCTTTTGTCGTAAAAGACAATAAAGGTTCTGGCCCAAAAGGACAGACAAGTAACATGCAGATTAAAAAAGTAGCTTTTAAAGGTGTAAAATAGTATAATTCGCTACTTTAACAAAGGAGGTTCTATGAACTTACTAAAAGATCTATGGTCACACATAAAAGAATGGAGTGACTGGCAGATGAAGGATTGGATAAAAGCCGCTATAGTAGCGATCGTAGTTATCTGGATATTAAGCTGGATGACAGGGGGAGCAGCATAGTGCTACAACTTCTTGGAGGCATGTTAGGTGGTAAAGGCGGAGCTTTAAAAACCATCGCTAAAGTTGTCGACGAGATTCATACATCAGAAGAAGAGAAATTAGATAAAAAGATTTTAATGCAACGCATTCAACAAAAGCTTGCAGAAAAGCAGTTAGATGTTAATGCAAAAGAAGCCAGCCATCGCAGCGTATTCGTTGCTGGCTGGCGACCATTTATAGGCTGGATCGGAGGGCTTGCTTTGATGTTTAGCTT